TATGTTTTGATTTTTCTTTCTCAACACTTCTGAAATGTCATAGTCATATACGTGTGAGCCACCACCAAGTTCAACAACGCCAATTGTTAATGTTGTTGCAACTGAAATTGTTGACGTTTCATAATCATAAATGTTTGACGCGACATTAAACAAACCAAGTGAGCCAATATCCATGGTTAAATAGCCTGCATGTGTCACTGACTCAAATGATGACAATGTTGATGTCAGCGTAATTGACGCTCTATACTCAATGAGTGTCGATGTCAAATTGATTAAAATTGGGTCGATTTTTGATTTTTCACGCGGTATGTTGTTTGTTGCATTTTTGAGCCAGATGTATGTTTCTGGAGCAATACCGCCTGCAGTTGTTGTGATAAAAACTGATTCTGGCGCAGGTGAGCCGTCATCAAGTACAGCGTCTTGCACATAATCCCTATAAGATAAACCTGGTGTTAAATTTAAGTCAGTCATTGATTAGCCCCATCCTGTTACTTTGAGTCGTCTGTTTAAAATGTCGTTGTAAATAATTTTTTTGATAATCACGTTTTTACCTGCGTCTAAGCCGAAGCGCGGCCAAGTTATTTTTAATTCATCACCTATGTTCATTTGCATTGCCGTCACCAAGTCGTGAACGATGATGTCAAATGTGTACAATTGTTTTTTTGTTGCGTATATTGTTTCAAGATGTGTTATTAAGTCTTCTGTCTTGCTCGCATTGGATGACAGTGTGCCGATGTAGCAACCATTACGAGCATGTGCATAATAGTCATCAAATGCACTGCCACCGCCTGTAGTTGTTGATGAACGGTAGTAATTTTGATATGCCTGTGTGACCAAATCTTTTTCATCTTGTGCCACAGATGGCGCAACATCACCATCAGTGAAAACGTGCCAGTTTCTATTACTTGCAACGCCATCTGATAAGCCAGGAGCCCCATCAGGCTCAATTGTCACGCCTTCAGCAATGTAATATTCGTCAATCTCATAAGCCGCTGTGCCTGTCGGCTCTTTAAGCCAGTCAAAAGAGATTTGACCGCTTGAATTTATTTTGGTGTAACCACAATGCGCAATGTTAAGATTTTCAACTATGTCTCTGACATTTGTTGGGGTTGATATATAAACTCCACAACGACCATCCCATTCAGTGTTAATATCATCAACCGATGTTGTATCAATATCAGATATGTCAATTCCTGAATAATCAATCAATAATTTGGGTATCATCCTGTTGATTAAGTTTGTTGTGTTTCCGCTGTACTTTCCACCATTTACAAGGGCAGTTATTTTTCCTGCAGCTGGACTTGAAAGATTAATTCCATATCCACCCGTTGCAGCAATGGCCCCTTCAACAAAGTCAACGCCTTCATTAAAAACATCATAATCATCATACGCATAAATAACATTGCCAATTGTGTTTTCATCGTGAAATTCCCATTCGTTTGTTGTGTCATCAACAAGCTTTCCTGGCGCGTTGTATGTCAACCCCAAGCAGATTGGGCGCGGTTGGTTTTGATTTGGCGCATACACAAGCGCAGAGTCAAAATATTGCGTTTCAGTGTTTCGGTCCATCAAAACAAGCTTGGTTAATAAACTGATAACGATGTGGTTATCACCTGAATTTCTGACGCGATCAACAAGATATTCACCTACTTTAACCCAGTCTGAATATTCGCTTTCGCCTTTACCATCAATTTCAGCAACAAACAATTCAACTTCCGTGTCTCTCAACATATCAAGCAAATCATCATACTGGCCAGCTGTATTATTAATTGATTGAGATTCGTTTAAAATCCATATATCACTGAACTGATATTCTGAGCGATTGCCCCACAGAAACAATCCCATTTCTTTTGTTGATGAAAGTGATTTGTTGCCATCAATGGACCCTTGAGCGGTTTTATAATCGCCACTTTCGGTAAACATGAATGATGATGTTGCAATGTTATATTCATCACCGTCATGGCTAAATCTAAAAACTAATTGTTGATTAATCATCCTGCACAAACCTGCTTAATTGTTCTTGGTGGAATAGGTGTTTCTGATGGCCTTTCTTTGCCTGTGTTGTCTTTGATTCCAGATTGTATTTGTGTCTGTTCTTCCATTTTTTCTCGCTGCATTGCTTTCATTGATTGTAATTCGTATTTGACAGCTTGAAGTTCTGCCACAACTGATTTGTTATCATTACTGCTTACTGATACGCCCATTCCACGCAAAACTGATGCTTCTTTTGCTGGAACAATCATTTCGCCTTTGTGAATTTGCGCGATTTGATCAGATGGCACAAATGGGGTTCCAACGTCATAAGATGGTATGCCCGCTGCTTGATTGGCCGCCTCTATGTTTTTAGCGATTGAATCAAGTAAAAATGTTTGTGAACGCAATTCTGAAACGGTTTCTTGTGCTTCCGATGTCGCATCAATGCTTTCAAAATATGGGGCCAATTGGTTTCTGTATTCTGAAGGCAGTGCGCTTGTGGCTGAATTTAAAGCAGCTAAAGCCAATTCTTGTTGTGTTCCATCCGCTGCATTTTCAACATCTTTCAACAATGGTTCGAGCGTGTCTTGTATGCCTTGCGGTAATTGGTCAATTGTAAATTCAAGACCGTCATTTAATAGGCTTTGAGCATCAGCCAATGAGCCAAGCGATAATTCAACACTTGATGCCAATTCTGTTACTTGTATATTCAGCGTTTGCGCAAGTTTGGCAAGCATAGCTGTTGTTTCGCCAGTTGCAGCACCAACATCAATCCCCAAATCAGTCAGAAACTGCTCAATGTCACCGCCCATTGTTGTAAACAATTCAAGAACAGGACGGTTTAATGCCTCGGCTAATTCTGCAACATGTACAGCTAAAGCTTGTGACAGCTCAAGCCTGTGTATTGCCATGGCTTCAGCATCTTCTATGCGCTGCTGATTGGTGTAATCAATGTATTGTTGTGATGGCCCAACAAGCACAGGCTCACCGTTTCCAAGTCCAGTTGGCGCGGTTATTCCTTGAGCTGCTGCTATCGCTTCATAAAATTCACTGTTGTAATCATCACCAGAGCGTTCAACATCACGTAATATTTGCAAAAATTCTTGCAAAGCAGGTTGTACTTGTTGCGCTGCTTCCAAATCACCAGAGTTTGCAGCTGCGACCAAATCATAAAAATCATTCCTTGCTTGCTCTAATCTTTCGGGGGCTTCAAGTGGCGATAACTGCTCATTTGTTAATAATGAGTTTGTGTAATCATCGATGCGTTGTAGTGCTGATTCCCACTGTCCAAACAGATTATTACCAGCTTGTGATACGCTACTAATGCCACTTTGCCATGTGCTACTGAAATCTTCTACTTGGCTTTGTGCTTGTTCACCATAAAGTTCATCAATTAATGATTGTGTTGCATCCTGCAATATACCTATGGCTTCTTGTGTTTGTAATGCCGCGATTCTATGCGCAACCGCCAGGTCTTTTTCAGCGGGTTCGGCAAGTCCAGCTGCTGTTGCTAACTCTTGCAAAGTGGCAATATTTTCTTTGTGCTGTAAATCAATTTCTTGGAGTCGGGCGATAAAGTCGCTTGGTGCTGTTCCATCTAATTGTGATAATTGCTGTTCAAGACTTTGTGCAAACTGGTTGTATTCTTGCAGTGCTTCGGCTTCTTCCAATAACCCTGCGTTTCTTTGTTCTTGTAATTCATTAACAATAACAAGCGTGTCAGCAAATTCAAGCCATCCAACCATTTGTTCCGCTGTCAAATTTGGCAACTGCTCGTTAAATAAAGCCCTGAATTGCTCCATTGTTAATGATGGGTCAATACCAAGATTTTGAGCTTGTTGTCCAAGTAGCTCACTTGATTGATTTAGTCTTATGTCGTTTAATTCATCTTCTGTATAAAAATTATCAAAGATGTTTGACCATAATTCGCGTGCTTCAGGTATACCACCTGCAGCAGTTGCAATATCAGCCGCAAGTCTGACGTATTCAACCCTCGTGGCATCAATAGCGACTCCAAGTGTATCAAATACATCATCAAGCAAGATGACAGACCCTTGTACCCTGCTGTAAGCATCTGCTAATGCTTCGCCAGGTTCGGCCATGTCTGTTATTACTGTAACAACGCCTTTGAGTGTGTCAAACAATCCAACGCCTGCATTGATGTCAGCTCCAGCTTGTAATAATAATTGTGTTCCATCTAATAGGTCAGCCGCATTACCACGCCATCTGTCAGCAATTTGATTAACTCCAGAGCCAAACGATTCAACCAAAACGCTTAAAAGATTTTCGGCCATGGCTCGCAATTCAAACGCTGTTGAGTCTTCATCAAAAAATCTACCGCCAAATGTTGAGCCCTGTTTTGTCAAATTTCCGTTGGCATCGTATTGCTCAGTGTATGCCCCAGTGACAACATCCGTGCTTGTTGTTGTACCAAGTGCGCTTGCTGCTTGTTGACGCATCAATATAATTTGGTCATAGTAACTATCAAGCGCAGCCTGCATATCTGCGCTGATGGCTGTCACAGTTTCTTGCCATTCACGACCTCTGAACAATGACCGCTCTCTGACTTCTGTAACAATATTTGTGCCAGTTATTCCACCACGATCAAGTGTTATGTTAGTGGCACTGCTTTCAGTCTCGTATGACGTGCCGAATAATTTACCACCCGTGATTGAATTAATTGTTTGTGCGACTTGTGCGATTGCCTGCGCAACTGGCCCCAATGCGCCAGACGCTGAAACTTGAGCAAGCGAGTCAAGGATACGGCCCTCGTTATCTTGCCCCGATGTAGAATCCCATATTCCTTCAAGCCACTGATAGCCTTGCATCAACACATTTGTTGAATTCATTGCTGCAGTCATGCCTTCGCCAAATCCATTAGCGGCAGTTAATAAAATTTCTTTGAGCGTCAATCCTTGCTCAATTAAATATTCAAAGTTAGCATCATTGTTAAATACGCCATCACCATTAATACCTCGAATTGATTTAACAAATTCATCTGTACCCTCAGTTCCAGAGTCAGCAGCGGCTCGATACTGGTACATGGCATCACGCAAGGCATCAAGCTGTTGTTTGCTTAATTTTCCAGACCTTTCAAGCTCCTCAAGTGTCAGTTCCATTTGCGTAAACTCAAAAGCAACTTCATCAATCATGCCAAGCTTTTGCATCAGGTCGTAATAATCATCCCAAACATCATTGACGCCTTTAATTGTGCTTGTCTGCTCTTTGGCTTTTTTATTAACTTGCTCAATTGTTTTTGAAACATCAATACCAGCAGCAGATAAAGCTTCTTGATTGTCAGTTAATAGCTTAATTACTCTGATACGCTCTGATTTGATATCATCCAATGATTCTGATTCAGTCGCATACTCTTTGTTTAATTCAATAGCCAATGATATGGCCTCGTTTTGTTCTGCTATGGCTTGTTTTTTTGCATCAATTTGTTTTTGTTCATTGATTAACGCCTTGGCCATGTCATCAATCTGTTTTAACCGCTTGGCATCTGTTATGCCTTCTTTTATTTTCTCAGCGTTTAATTTAATGATGGCTGTTGCGCTCAGTCCATATTGTGCATTTTGTTGTTGTAATTTAAGCAATTGCTTGTCAGCGGATTCAATCCATGCATTAACTGATTCTGTATTTCCTGCGGCTACTTCTTGCGCTTGTTCATCTAATTCAATTTGTTTTTTAGCCGCTTCATACAACGGGCCAAATGTGTCAGTTAGGAATTTCTGAGCATTTGCCAGCCCGATAGTTGCGTTTATATTTTGTTCTTTTAGTTTAAGGGCTTGCTGTTCATCTGATTGCCCGCGAAGTGCAACAACCGCGCCAAACAAGTTGCTTTCTTTGGAACCAATAGCCGAGCCCAAAATCAGTTGGTTTTCACGCTCCCGTTCTGCATTCAGTTCAGCAAGTTTCGACCTTACAGATTCAAGCTCTGATTTCAGCACGTCAAGAGATTGTGTATAAACATCAACATTATCAGACTCAAAGCCTTTCGACATTTCAACTGTCAAAGAATCATAAGCATCTTTGGCATCACCTGTCAGCTCCGACATTTCATTGATTTTTTCATTGTGTGAATCGATGATATAAGTCAAGCCTTCCCATGCAGCATAAGACCCAACAAGTGTGGCTGCAATTGGGTTTGATATGATGGCTGCTTTCAATGCTGCGCCCATTGCTGTAGCACCAGCCGTTACACCTGCAATTGATAAAGAAAGCGTACCAAGACCACCAATTAACGCCTGTATGCCAGCCGCAC